GAAAGAGGGCTGGCTGACGAAGGAAGAGCGTAAGGTCGGTGGGCGTAATGTAAGCAATATCTATCGGCTTAATGTGGAAAAACTCGAAGCAGCTGCTGCGGCGGCGCGTGAGTCATATAAACCGAAAAGAAAAATTAGCCCGGCAAAAAATGACCCGTTAACAGTTGACCCGTCAAATATTGCCCCCTCAACGGTTGACCCGTCAAATTTTGATGGATCAACTGTTGATAACAAACTGCCGATTAGGGGGGCGATGATTGACCCCGATCCGTCAGTATTAAAACCTGATCCGTCAGATAAAAGATCTTCTTGTCCGGACGCTTCGCAACCGGACCCGCAGACGGCTGAACAGGATTTTTTAACCCGACACCCTGACGCGGTTGTGTTCAGTGCGAAAAAACGCCAGTGGGGAAGTCAGGAAGATTTGGTGTGCGCACAGTGGATCTGGGGACGAATCGTGAGTCTTTACGAGCAGGCGGCCAGCGATGATGGCGAGATCACGAGACCGAAAGAACCCAACTGGACTGCATGGGCCAATGACGTGCGGACAATGCGGATGCTGGATGGCAGAACTCACAGACAAATTTGTGAAATGTTTGGGCGTCTCCAGCGGGATTCGTTCTGGGTAAAAAACATCATGAGTCCGGCAAAACTCCGGGAAAAATGGGATGAACTGGTTATCCGCCTGGGGCGTTCGCCCGCGCAGCGTTGCGTGAATCACATTTCTGAACCGGACACTGAAATACCGCCGGGATTCAGGGGGTGACGTGTCATGAAAAACATTGCGGCAGTTGGGGTTCTTGAACGTATTCGCAGACTTGCACCACAGGGGGCGGTTCCACCGTACCGGACGGTGGAGGAGTGGCGGGAATGGCAACTTGCTGAAGGACGAAAACGCAGCGAGGAGATTAACCGCCTGAATCATCAGGTGCGGGTTGAAAAAATCCTGAACCGTGCGGGCATCCAGCCGCTTCACAGGAAGTGCTCATTCGGGAACTACCGGGTGCAGAACGACGGTCAGCGCCATGCTCTGAGCCAGGCGAAATCCATTGCCGATGAATTGATGACCGGATGTACAAACTTCGTGTTCAGCGGTAAACCTGGTACCGGTAAAAATCACCTGGCAGCAGCGATTGGCAATCGGCTGATGGCGAAGGGGAGAAGCGTGATTATCGTCACCGTGTCCGATGTCATGAGCGTGTTGCATGACGGCTACGACAACGGCCAGTCCGGGGAAAAATTTTTACAGGAGCTTTGTGGAGTTGACCTTCTGGTCCTTGATGAAATTGGCATGCAGCGGGATACGCGCAACGAGCAGGTCACGCTGAACCAGATAGTCGACCGCAGAACGGCTTCGATGCGTAGTGTCGGAATGCTGACGAACCTGAATCACGCAGCGATGAGCACACTCCTCGGAGATCGGGTGATGGACCGTATGACCATGAATGGTGGTCGTTGGGTGAATTTTAACTGGGAGAGCTGGCGGTCAAACGTTGGACGTCAGGGTATGTGAGAATTTTTGACGAGGTAAATTTTCGATGGAAACTGTATTGCATGCACTGAAAGCGATGGGAAAAGCCAATTCTGTTGAACTGGCGGCGCGGCTTGATATCAGCCGTGAAGAAGTTCTTAACGAACTGTGGGAACTCAAAAAAAATGGCGTTGTTGATAAAACGGGTCACACCTGGTTTCTGGCTGTCGAAGGTGAAGCCGGGGTAACCGAAGGGCAGGCACTACAACCTGAAGCGCCGGATGTGGTAACCGAAGAGGTCGCTCCAAAAGTTACCGCAGACATGATGGTTGAGTTTATCGGTCAGGATGGTGCTAAAACGTGTGAGGAACTGGCGGGTAAGTTCGGCGTCAGTACTCGCAAGGTTGCTTCCACGCTGGCGGTGGTAACCGCAACGGGGCGGCTGGCACGCGTTAATCAGAACGGTAAATTTCGTTACTGCATGTCGGGGGGTAATTTACCAGCAGATCCGAAAGCCGCGCCGGTAACGAAAAATGATGGTAAGGCCTTTCCTCAGCCAGCAGGTGCTGCGTTACCAGTCCGGGAAGCCGCAACACAGGAAGAAATTAAAACAGAAACTGTGGCGGACATTGTGCAGCCGTTGCTATCGTTTACCGAAACGCAAGCAGATGAGCTGATTTTTCCGTCCCTGCGCAGGGCGAAAAGTGATGTTCAGAAGTGGGAGCGAGTCTGCGCCGCGCTGCGGGAGCTGAACAAGCACCGGGATATTGTTCGACAGATTACTGATTCTTCCCGCCGTGTTGTATCGGAAAAGTGATAGCCGGAGGCGCTTATGGCGAAACCTTTTACACACGAACAGCGTGAAGAACTGAAGGCCCGAATTATCGGGCTGGTACGCAAAAATGAACGCATGACGATATCACAACTGGAGAGAGCGACGGGAGCAGGCTGGCATTCAGTCAGACGTTGCCTTGTGGATGTACTGGCTTGTGGCGATTTATACATGCCCGGTAAATACGGTGTTTTTACATCAGAACAGGTGTATCGCGTATGGCGTAAGGCAGCGGAGAAAGCAACCGACCAGACATTGATTCGAAAGTTACCAGACGGAGTAATACGCCGCTACGACAGACAACAGAACATAATCTGTGGCGAGTGCCGGAAGAGTGAAGTTATGCTGCGTGTACTGGCGTTCTATCAGGGCAATTTTCAGGAGGCGGTACTGTGAGTGAATTAGCTATCAGGCTTCAATTGTCGCTGGCATTCGCATCAAAGGAGAATGAGATGACCACTTTTACAAAAGAGCAGTTAATCAGTCATGTTAGTGAAAATGTAAAGGCGATGAAATTTGCAGTAAAACAGACAGTATTCAAAAATTCTCTCGAGGCAATTGAGTTGGATTTAGCACTGGCCCTTGTTGCTCAGGCTTCGCTGGAAGCAGAGCCCGTGCTTTATATGAATCGATTTACCGGAAAGACATTCTCACTGGAAGAGCAACCCGGTGCTGATAAGGAACCGGAAATATACGTGCCGCTATATGCTGCCCCGCCAGACAGCGCCGCCATGCTTCAGGCTGGAAACTTTCGGGAAAATAAGGGTTCGTCAACCAATAATTTTCGGGAAATCTCGGAAACGTCAACCAACTATCCGGTAACTCCGGATGGTTGGATAAGCTGTAGTGAGCGAATGCCGGATGATGGTCAGCACGTAATTATTTTATGTGATGGCGCATTCGTTCTTTATGCGCAATATCGAGACGGTGAGTTTTTTGATGTAGTCCGTAATGGTGATGAATTTTTCGAAACACAGAGCCGCAATGTAACCGACTGGATGCCGCTACCAGAACCGCCGCAGGAGGTGCGCCAATGATCTGGCCTGAAGCCTTTGCAATTACAGGCGTTGCTATAGCTATTGATTTTTTAGTATATGTTATTTGTCGGTGGGGGTAAAAACGTTCGCCGGGATTCACACCAAAGGAGGGAATATGTCGGATGATATTTCACTGGCAATGGAAGGTGCTCTGGCTGTTATTGCTGTTGTGGGCGTTTACTGCCTGGTTGTGTTTTTGATGGATCGACTAGGGAACTGAATTCATTACGATATGGGAATTCCCATATCGGGTAAAAACGGTTTGCGGTAAAGCGAGAGTTAAGTAGAATTGCTGCGGGTGCTTGAGGCTGTCTGCCTCGGGCATGCCACCGTAAGGCAGACAGAGAAAAGCCCCAGTTAACATTACGCGTCCTGCAAGACGCCTAACATTAATCTGAGGCCAATTTCATGCTAGACATATGTAGGTTAGCCTCTTACGCGCCGAAAGGCAAGGAGAAGCAGGCTATGAAGCAGCAAAAGGCGATGTTAATCGCCCTGATCGTCATCTGTATCACCGTCATAGTGACGGCACTGGTAACGAGGAAAGACCTCTGCGAGGTACGAATCCGAACCGGCCAGACGGAGGTCGCTGTCTTCACAGCTTACGAACCTGAGGAGTAAGAGACCCTGCGAGGGAGAAATCCCTCGCCACCTCTGATGAATCAGGCATCCTCAACGCACCCGCACTTAACCCGCTTCGGCGGGTTTTGTTCTTTTTGTGAAAAAAATTCCCTTAAAGGAGATTTTTTTTAACTAAAAAGGTTTACTTTGCTTTCGTATATGGTAAATTTTAGGAATTAGAATTTAAGCGCCCATCAGGCTTGCGTTAGGCAAGTCTGCTAAATCAACAAATTGAGGATAAAATCATGGCACTCACTGAATTCGGTAAGGCCGTTAGAAAAGCGAGGATCGATACTGACAGTACTCTTCTGACTATGTCTCAAGAACTGGGCACTACGCCAGCGTTTCTTAGCGGTTTAGAAACTGGTAGCAAAAAAATACCTCTGAAGTGGGTTAAGAAGATTGATTCTTACTTCAAGGCCAAAGGTGTAGAAATTGAAGGGTTACAGGAGTTAGCGGCAGTTGCGAATGACTCAGTTCCAGTAAACGGTTTGTCTCAGCAACAGAAAATGCTTGTAGCGGGATTCGCTAAGTCGCAGTTTACGCCGGAACAGCTAAAGAGTTTTGCAGATTTATTGCAAAAGATTAATAACAATGAGGGGTAATTATGTATCAAATGAGAGGTAACAGGGTGTCACCGATGCAAGAAGAAGAAATAGCCTACAGAGCTATAAACTTCTGTAATGCTATTGGTCTTACAGCCTCAAAGCGCAAAAGAAAGCGTTATGATATGTTCTTTGAAAGCCTGTCAATTTATGGGGTTACTCTTGACGTCAGGACCGACAAAGAGTGGGAGGCTCTGACGTATGATCTAACTATCGGACATTGTGACCCCGCTTCTCTAACAATTACGGTTCCCAATAAAATATATGTGAATGCTTGCCTTGGGGAAGAGCATGCACTTGCTGTTATCTTCCACGAGCTAGGTCATTTGCTTCTTGGACACAAAGCAGTTTTACACTTTTCAGTTAAAGAACCTACTCGTATTGAGGATGCAGAATGGCAGGCAGATACATTTGCGGATATCGTACTGGAAACAATTGGCGTGAGAACACAACAGATGTCGTTCGATTTTTATATGTAAAAGCCCTGCGCTAACAGGGCTTTTAGGGACGGAAAGTGCGCTAACACATTCCGTAGTGTATGGAGATAATCCAATCACAACACTTTTTGTAGACAAGCGAAGTGTAGTGGTTCTCCCAACAAAGTGCAACCTGTGTGGATTCACAGGTGAGCAGGGAAAACGAAATCATGGCAATGGGTACCTGTCGCAAATGTGGCTGTCCATGTGAGATCATTTTTCGCTACTCTGTGTGTGTAGATGGTGTAATGCGCCACGCGAAAAAAGGGAAGCCTTTCCCGATCCCACTTTGCAGTTGTAGTGGCAAGCACGCAGCTTGATATTCAGTACTGACAAAACCCGCTTCGGCGGGTTTTGTTTTTTCCTAGCATTCTGGTTTACAATTCGCACGCCAGCCTGAACAACTGGCACCTGCTGCGCCAGCAGAGACAACCGATGGCGCACGATACCAAATTATACAATTCTGATGATTCTGCCGTCTTTGCCAGCAGGCGCGGACGGTGTTTTCACGCATTCAAATCTGACTGGTACCAGCATCCCCCATGCACTGAAGAACAGGCCGAATGGCTCATTCAGTGTTACCGCAGGCGCGGATGCGAGGTTAAAAAAGCCCTTAGCCTCGACTACCGTCACTGGATAATCTCCGTCAGGCTCCCTTACTCCGAACGGCCACCGCGTCCGTCCCGCACATTCCAGCAACGGATCTGGAGGTAATGTGCGGGTATTACTTCGACCTGTTCTGGTACCGGAACTCGGTCTGGTTATCGTTAAGCCAGGCCGTGAATCAATGTCAGCATTCCATAACGGCAGAATACTGGTGGAGCCGGAACCAAAAAGCATGCGAGCTCTGCCGTCCGGGGTTGTACCTGCCGTTCACCAGCCGCTGGCGGAAGATAAATCACTACTGCCATTTTTCAGCGATGAGCGGGTGAGCCGTGCTGCGGGTGGCGCTGGTGCACTGTCTGACTGGTTATTACGTCACGTGAAATCCTGCCAGTGGCTACACGGTGATTATCATCACAGCGAAACCGTCATTCACCGTTACGGTACCGGCGCAATGGTGTTGTGCTGGCACTGCGACAACCAGCTGCGTGACCAGACATCCGAATCACTCGAGCAACTTGCTCATCAAAACCTGTCAGCATGGATGATTGACGTCATCGGTCACGCAATAAGCGGTACGCAGGAGCGTGAATTATCTCTGGCTGAATTATCCTGGTGGGCGGTCCGCAATCAGGTGGCGGACGCGCTACCGGAAGCGGTATTACGTCGTTCGCTGGGGTTGCGTGCGGAAAAAATCCGCTCCATGTACCGTGAAAGCGACATCGTACCGGGAGAGCAGACCGCCACCAGCATACTGAAACAGCGCACAAAAAATCTTGCGCCGCTGCCTCACGCCCACCAGCAACAGAACCCACCACAGGAAAAGACGGTGGTCAGCATTGCCGTTGATCCTGAGTCTCCGGAATCTTTCATGAAACGACCTAAACGTCGCCGCTGGGTTAACGAGAAATACACTCGCTGGGTGAAGACACAGCCGTGTGCGTGTTGTGGTAAGCCAGCCGACGATCCCCATCACCTGATTGGTCATGGTCAGGGCGGAATGGGGACAAAATCTCACGATATTTTCACGCTACCGCTGTGTCGGGAGCATCACAACGAGCTTCATGCGGATCCGCTGGCGTTCGAAGAAAAGCATGGTTCTCAGGTTGATTTAATTTTTCGTTTTCTTGATCACGCCTTTGCAACTGGCGTGCTTGGGTAAAAGAGGTGACTGATGCTCATAGATTTGGTTTTACCTTACCCGCCGACGGTGAACACTTACTGGCGACGCCGTGGCAGCACATATTTTATCTCGGAGGAGGGAAAGCGTTATCGCCGGGCTGTGGCGCTTATTGTTCGCCAGCAGCGGCTGAAATTAAGCCTGTCCGGAAGGCTGGCGATAAAGATTATTGCCGAGCCACCGGATAAGCGCCGCCGTGACCTGGACAATATTCTGAAAGCGCCGCTGGATGCGCTGACGCATGCGGGGTTGCTAATGGACGATGAGCAGTTTGATGAAATCAATATCGTTCGTGCTCAGCCAGTATCTGGTGGACGTCTGGGGGTGAAGATTTACCCCATAATGCTTGAAGGGCAGGTCAAAAAATGAAACTGGAAGATTTACCGAAATACTACTCCCCAAAATCCCCCGGCCTGACTGATGCATCGGCCTCAACGTCGAAAGATACGCTGAGTATCACTGATGTGATGGCTGCGCAGGGCATGACACAGAATTGGGCTGAGATGGGGTTTTCTGCGTTCCTTGGGAAAATGGGCATTAGTATGAATGACAGAGAGCGGGCAACAGAATTGCTGACAGAATATGCACTCAGTCGGTGTGATCGCGTGGCGGCGTTAAGAAAACTCCCGGCAGAAATAAAACCGGCAGTGATGCGTATTATGGCTTCGTATGCGTTTGAAGATTATGCCCGTAGCGCGGCGAGCAAAAAACAGTGCCCCTGTTGTCACGGAAAAAAATTTATTGAAAGCGAGGTTTTTACAAACAAGATCCAGTATCCGGATGGTAAGCCGCCAGTGTGGGCAAAGTGCACAAAAGGCGTGTATCCGTCTTACTGGGAGGAATGGAAAAAAGTTAGGGAGGTGGTAAAAGTTGCCTGTCCGGAGTGTGGAGGGAAGGGGGAGGTTTCCACTGCCTGTAAAGATTGTCGTGGGCGCGGTGTTGCCATTCATCGTGAAGAGTCGGTAAAACGTGGTATGCCTGTTATCAGAGACTGCCAGCGTTGTGGTGGTCGTGGCTATGAAAGATTACCTTCAACGGAGGCATTTAATGCCATATGTAATGTAACCGATGCCATATCTCTTGATACATGGAAAAAAACAGTTAAACGTTTTTACGATACGCTGGTGGTGCAGTTTGATATTGAAGAAGCATGGGCAGAACAACAACTGAAAAAGGTGACCAGATAGCTTTGTTGATTTTTCCCGAATCTGTGGTAAATTTGCCCTAACGATGGGCGTTTTATGCCTGACGTTAGAAGATTTTTTACACCCGTCGCCAGGCGGGTTTTTTTATGACTGAAATCACGCCAGTACAGTAAACGCGCTGGTGGTTGTGAATACCGGTCTTTCAGCTTGCTGGCTTTTTCGACAAGAGTTATTGGTGTGTCACGTTAACCGGAAAAAGGAAAGTTTGAGAAACGCGATCTGGCACAGGCGGTTATTAATGCTGCCTACCTGGTGGCCTGTGCAGATGGTGAATGTGAGGCTTCCTAGAAAGCGAAGATCGAACAGGTACTGCGTAATCAGCCTGCGCTGTCCGCGTTTACGTCAGAAATTAATGCGATTAGCGCAACCATTATCGGTCAGCTGGATACGAACTTTAAAACTGGTCGTCGTGCGGCGTTACGTGAGATCGAGGATGTGAAACACGATACGCGTGAAGCGGAAGATGTGCTGGATGTGGCGGTGGCCATTGCGGAGGCAGACGGCGAAATTGAGCCGGAAGAGCGCAAGGTGCTGGAAGAGATTGCCGGTGTTCTGGGTCTTCGTCTGGAGAATCACCTGTGACGGTAAAACTGCGCCTGGCTGTGGCTGCACTCCTGCTGTTTCTGGTGGTGATGGTGGATTTCACCAGCAGAATCATGTCGGTGCTGGCGGATGGGGTGCTGGTCTGCGGCATTATGGTATTGCTGTGGCCGGTGATAAAAAGAAACAGCCTGCATAATGCTTGATTTTTTTGTTTGCTGTTTATTAAAAACACTTCTGCATGGTGAATCCCCCTGTGCGGTGGGGCAATCAGCAAGAAGGAATATGGGGTAATCGCGGATTCAGGTGCTGATACTGAATTCACCGGGAGGCACCCGGCACCATGCTTTGCCACAAAAGTGTTATTTCTGTTTTTCTCAAACTATCATCGTTATCCCTTTATTTTCGGCTGCGCATGGCGCGGCTTTTTTTTTACGACCAGCCACTGGCAGATGGTCATCCTGTGATTTGATTCCGCTTCCGGCTTTTTAACTCTGTTCCTCTACACGGGAGAAATTCGATGTCGATTAAACATTATGATGTTGTCAGGGCGGCGTCGCCGTCAGACCTTGCGGAAAAGCTGACACACAAACTGAAAGAGGGCTGGCAGCCATACGGCGGACCGGTTGCCATTACGCCGTACACACTGATGCAGGCGGTGGCTATTGAAGGAGAGCCACAGGTCGGCCCTTCATCTGAGCCGGATTGGTACTACGTCATCGTACTGGCCGGGCAGTCCAATGCCATGGCTTACGGTGAAGGGCTTCCGCTGCCGGATTCATACGATGCTCCGGATCCGCGCATTAAACAGCTGGCGCGCCGCAGTACAGTGACGCCGGGCGGGGCTGCCTGCAGATATAACGATATTATTCCGGCTGACCACTGTCTGCATGATGTGCAGGATATGAGTACGCTGAATCATCCGAGGGCTGACCTGAGCAAAGGGCAGTACGGCTGTGTCGGCCAGGGTTTACATATTGCCAAAAAACTGCTCCCGTATATCCCGAATAACGCGGGGATCCTGCTGGTACCATGCTGTCGTGGTGGTTCGGCATTTACCCAGGGCGCGGAGGGGACATTCAGCGAGTCCACGGGGGCCAGTCAGGATTCGGCACGCTGGGGGGTGGGCAAGCCGTTATATCAGGATCTGATTTCCCGCACAAAAGCGGCATTGCAGAAAAATCCCAAAAACGTTCTGCTGGCCGTCTGCTGGATGCAGGGTGAGTTTGACATGAGCGCCGCCACCCACGCACAGCAACCTGCGCTGTTTACAGCCATGCTGACACAGTTTCGTGCTGACCTCTCCGTGTTTAACGCGCAGTGCCATGGTGGCAGCGCTGCAGATGTGCCGTGGATTTGTGGTGACACGACGTATTACTGGAAAAATACATACGCTACCCAATACGACACCGTGTACGGCGGGTATAAAAACAGGGAGAGTGAGGGCGTTTATTTTGTGCCCTTCATGACAGACGGTAACGGCGTCAATACCGCCACTAACGCGCCGGCAGAAGATCCGGATATTCCGGCATCAGGATATTACGGTGCGGCATCGAGAACGAATGGAAACCAGGTATCATCAAACCGCCCGACACATTTCAGTTCATGGGCGCGCAGGAGCATTATTCCGGATCGTCTGGCAACCGCTATTCTGAACGCAGCCGGGCGCACCTCAGCCTTCATCAGTGGTAAGGCACCGGAAATCAAACCCTCGCCCGGCGGCAACACGCCATCGGGTCCGTCTGCAGATACGTCCGTTCGCACAATCTCCCTGCTGCCGGCAGCCGGAGAGGCTGCTGCGCAGGGCTGGAGCATTAAGGATGGCGGAATTCAGTTGTCAGATGGTGTATTTAAGATCACCAAGCAGAGCAATAAAACCTGGTCCCTGACGCATCCGGTGGATGACGCAATTACCCTGCTGACACAGGGCGGCAGACTGACCTGTAAGTTCCGCCTGTCAGGCGCACTGACCAACAATCAGTTCGGGCTGGGGATTTATCTGTATACGGATGCTCCCGTTCCTGATGGTGTGGCGATGACGGGTACCGGTAATCCGTTCCTGATGTCGTACTTCACTCAGACCACTGACGGCAGAGTGAATCTGATGCATCACAGGAAAGCCGGAAACACGAAGCTGGGGGAGTTCGGCGATTACGGTAACGACTGGCAGACGCTGGAGCTGGTGTTCACCGCCGGCAGTGCCACGGTTACTCCGAAACTGAATGGAGTGGCTGGCCCGGCATTCCAGGTTATAAAAGACGGTCTGACACTGGGACTGAATGCGCTGACGCTGACGGATGTTACAAAAAATGCAGCGTATGGCGTTGAGATAGAAAGTCTGGTGCTGGAGATAAATGCACCGGCAGCATAATAAAAAAAGAGCCAGCGACTGACCTGAAAGAAGACGCTGGCTAAAAGGCCTTATATGTTTGTAGAGACTTATTTTTCACAGACAGCAATGATGCCTGTCAATATATTATCAATATGCGGATTGTTTCAGTTACAGATGCTTTATTAAGGAAAAAAACAGCCAGCACTGACTTTCGGTGGAGAGGTGCTGGCTCAGAAGGATAGTTGGATTTCACATGATACTTATGCCTGGCGGTATATTTTCTGACAGACAGTGACGGGTGTTGTCAAGATATTGTGTCATTTATAACCTGAATCAGGGGAGGCCGGAATGTTATCTGGCATTTTTAGCAGAGCCTGAATGCCATAATCACGGCTCCCGGAGTTGGCCGTCAGTGGGTGACACTGGCGGTTTTTTTGTTTTTCTTTACTTTCATTTTCTGTCGGCGGTGACGGAGACATACATCAGATGGAAAAAATCACAACGGGTGTGTCATACACCACGTCAGCGGTGGGGACGGGATACTGGTTACTGCAGCTGCTGGACAAAGTCTCTCCGTCCCAGTGGGTGGCAATCGGTGTGCTGGGGAGTCTGCTGTTTGGCCTGCTGACGTATCTGACTAACCTTTATTTCAAGATTAAAGAAGATAAGCGTAAGGTGGCGCGGGGAGAGTAGTCGATGAATAAACAATACGAACTGGTTGTAAAATGAATATTTCTAACTGAAAAAACGTTCCATGAGGTAAGAAAAGGTCACAGGCAATCAATAACAGGACGTGATGAAAGACCCTTGCATTTGTGCGCTTTCTCTTTAGATAGCAGCAGATACTGAAAATCTGAGTTGTCGGGGAGTCAGGGATACAGCTGTGCAAGAGTTGGTCATTGTGATTCCATTGAAATCCTGTATGCCATGAAGGGCAGGATTTTATGGCTACCTGAGCTTTGGTGATAGTAAGTTGAAAATTCGCATTTTTTGCTGACATGCGTAACGAGAATCCCATAAGCAGGGAGGACTTAATTCTTCATTAACCCATGCGTTGATATTATGTTTCAGCCGTTGAAGCATCAGCGGTGTTAATGTTGTGGTAATAATATCCAGCGTTTTATGTGAGATCTTACCGTAAGGGTCTGCAAGAATGCTGCTTGTTGCTTCGTTATTATCTGCCATCAGAAGAAGTAACTCTGATTTAACGTTTTCTGTCATTAGTTGTAAAAATCTTCTGCGCAAACTTTCTTTACTGTTCATTTATATGGCTTCATTTGTTGTAATCTGCTGCGTCTCAAGGGATATGTTTATGAGAGCGACCATGAGTGTTGGATTATATACCTAACATATCAAGGGATTAGAAATCGATAAATCCCCATGAACGAAAAAATAAAATACGGCCTGTCGGCTGCCGTTCTGGCGCTGATTGGTGCAGGTGCTTCTGCGCCTGAAATCCTCGACCAGTTTCTGGATGAAAAGGAAGGTAACCACACCACGGCATACCGTGATGGTGCGGGGATCTGGACCATCTGCCGTGGTGCCATTCTGGTGGATGGTAAGCCTGTTATTCCTGGCATGAAGCTGTCAAAGGAAAAATGCGACCGGGTTAATGCCATCGAACGTGACAAGGCGCTGGCATGGGTGGAGAAAAACATCCGGGTGCCGCTGACCGAACCCCAGAAAGCGGGGATCGCGTCATTCTGTCCGTACAACATTGGCCCCGGTAAGTGCTTCCCGTCGACGTTTTATAAACGAATTAATGCAGGCGATCGAAAAGGTGCCTGTGAGGCGATTCGCTGGTGGATTAAGGACGGTGGCAGAGACTGCCGTATCCGTTCAAATAATTGCTACGGTCAGGTCTCACGGCGTGACCAGGAGAGCGCGCTGGCGTGCTGGGACATCGACAGATAGCAGAATATTTTCCTGAAAAATGACGTTGGCCAACGCGGGTGGATAACACGAAATCCTGAAAACTGGTAAAACCTAAGTGAATAAAAGTAAAAACCCCGTTTGTTGGCAGCAAGCGGGGTTTTGTGTTTTCTGACCTTGAGTAAGGCAAGGGAGAAATTATGGGTAGGGAGGTACTTTCCCTGTGAGGAAGTATAAAAGATTCTTTCTGAGGTTGTCCATTATGAAAGGCATTGAAGTGGAGACGCCAGCCAGTCTGGATTTAACAAGAGCGGCAGCTTTTGCCATTCGTATTGTGGCCATTGCTGTTCTGGTCTGGGCAATCCGTTGGTGGTGATATGAACCGTGTTCTGTGCGTGGTTATCATTGTCCTGCTGGTGGCCTGTGGTGCGCTTAGTCTGGGGCTGAATCATTACCGTGATCACGCCATCATCTACAAAGAGCAGCGCGATAAAAAAGCCAGTGAGCTGGAGCTGGCGAACGCGACAATTACTGATATGCAGATACGCCAGCGTGATGTCGCTGCACTTGATGCCAGATACTCGAGGGAATTAGCCGATGCGAGAGCTGAAAATGAAACTCTGCGTGCTGATGTTGCCGCTGGTCGTAAGCGCCTGCGGATCAACGCCACCTGCTCCGGTACCGTGCGTGAAGCCACCGGCACCTCCGGCGTGGATAATGCAACCGGCCCCCGACTGGCAGAAGCCGCTGAACGGGATTATTTCATCCTCAGAGAACGGCTGATGGCAATGCAGAAGCAACTGGAAGGAGCACAGGAATATATCCGTACCCAGTGTATACCGTGATGTTTTGTTATGAAGGTGTTACTGGTAACGTTAAGGTAATTTAACAAAGAGTCAGTTCCGGACTTTATAGTGTGCTCAGTTCATGGCCAAAAACGATTTCTGTGATAAATATTTTGAATATTATTTACAGGTAAATGGAGTGGGGCACATGGATAGAAATATTACAATAGAGAATGAAGTATATGCCCGTATTGTATGGGCAGAGAAGGCAAAAACACGGTAATTCCGTGTGTTGCCATGATACCTGATTGGCAGAATAGTTGTTTGG